TTACATACCCATCATATCGATTATGATAAGAGAAATAACCAAGAGAACAATCTAATATCGCTTTGTAGGGGATGTCATCTCAAGACGAATTTCAACAGAAAAGGCTGGACAAGGTATTTTGGGGAGAAATATAGAAAGATATGGTAAAACCAATTATAAGTGTCGTTCTTCCAACTTGGAACCGCCACGCCCTTCTCCAGAGGGCGATTGACAGTGTTCTAAATCAGACCTTTAAGAACTTTGAGCTAATTATTATTGACGACCACTCAGATACCCCACCCGATATTAAGCTTCCTGAGGGCGAAGATAGGGTAGTCGCAATTAGGCTTCCATACAACATAGGCCACAAGTCCCGATCTAGGATTAGGAATATAGGAATTATGTGTGCTAGGGGCAAATATATTGCTTACCTAGATTCTGATAACGTTTATTTTCCTGACCACCTAGAGGTTTTACACGAGGTAATAGTCAGAGAGGGCGCTGATGTGGTTTATGGCGATAGGGTCTATAAAAGCGACGATCCCAATGAAACAAAGTTTATGGGAAAGATGAGCCACGATTTTGATCTTAAGCTGCTAGAGCGTGGAAATTACATAGATACTTCTGATATTATGCACACAATACAGGTTATAAACGAGGTGGGGTTTTGGGATATTTTCTGGGAGAACTACCCTGATTGGCTTCTCATGTTAAAATTTGGTAAGGCTGGCAAGAAGATAGTTCATGTTCCCAAGGTCATAACTGAGTATTGGTGGGGAGATTCAAACATAGGACAGGATACAGTAACAGAGCAGGGTATGGTCTAATTTGACTTTAGTCTCTAAGAGTAGTAGATTTAAATATAAGTATGGTATACAATTGTAGTAGATGTAAAGGCTCGTTTAATATAGGAAGGTCTGTTAGATTCGTTAAGACAAGCATGCCTGTATGCCCGTACTGCGGGTCTTCGGAGATAGAATTAGCTAAAGAGGAGCTCAATAAACGTGAAAGAGTGGATACTCAAAAATAGGGTATTTGACAAAGCGGCAAACACCCTTTAAACTTAGGTCTAGGTTTAGGTTTGGGTTTAGGTAGAGTTCCAAAGGTCTATCAATAGACTGTGGAACTCTTTTTAGTATGAATATTATATACAACTGCGGATATAGAACCCAGCTAAAGCTAAAAGGGAAAATAACTGAAAAGGAATACATATTCCGAAAAAGGTTCGTCACTAGGGTAGACGACAGAGATGGGGAGGAGTTCCTTAAAAGGACTGCTAAGGATGTCCCCTGGTGCCCGTCAAATAACAGAACAATCCCCCCGTTTATGACTTTGGAGGATTGGTGCTGCGCCAAACCAGGGCGGTTTGACAAGGTTAACCCGGTAAAGTACGATTCTAAGGAATATTTAGAGCAGTTCTTATTAGAGTGATATGAACAAAACCAAGAAACAAGCTTCAAAGACATGCTACTGCCCTGAGTGTGGAAAGACGGCCAAAATCCCACTAGGGAAGAGATGTAACTCTTACAAGTGTAAAAATTGTGGAGCAACACTTTCAAGAGACCCATCGGGATGCCCACAGAAAAGCTCTAAGAGTCATATTACAAAGCCGGAAGCGACCGAAAAGTACATAAGAATTCCTACGGGAACTGCGTGTAAAGTTACGGCGACAATCACAATTTCAGCCAAAAAAGGAATTAAGGCTTTGTATTGCGGTAAGGTAAAAAAGATCAGAACATATTTATTTGCTAGGTCGAAAGGGTGGACGATGGCTAAGGCGAAGGCTTGGGTGAAAGCCCACAAGTCGTCCTTGGAGGAAAAGAAGTTAATTATGGATGCCGAAATGAGTACACCACAAAGGTTCAAAATTAATCTCCCGATAACTAAAACTAGAAGCAGAATTGTAAAGGCTGCGGATGGTAAAGAAAAAGAGGAACGATATGTTGAGGGCGTTGCCTCATCAACCGATGTAGATCTTCAAGGGGATCGCATGACTGAGGGGTGCCTTCACTCTATGGCAGATAGCTTAAAAACACATATTATCAACCTTAATGCTGAGCATGACACCTCTTGGCGTTCGGAAATTGGAGATCTCGAGAAGCTTGCGGTCAATAAAAATAAGCAGCTTGTCTGTGAGGCCAAGCTCAACGAGATGTCAACTGCTCGCGATTTCTGGTATGCTTTAACTGAACAGCATAAGAAACTAGGACTTTCTGTTGGTGGGTATGTTAAAGACTACGAGATGATTAAGGAGGGCGATGGTGACGACGCTAAGTGGGTTAGAGTCTTCAAAAAAATCGAACTTGACCACATAGCGGTTACTTCCCGTCCAGCAAACCCAAAAACATGGGTTGATGCTATTGCTAAGTCGCTTGACTCAGAAAAGGAAGGTAATATGATTAAAGAAGCAGATATAAAAAAGGTTAAGAAACTTACGAAGTCCCGCTTTGAGGACTTCGACAGGGGCGCCCTCCTATTAATATTAGAGGGTGTTAGCAAATCGCTTAGTGACAAAGAATTGGCAGAAGCCATCGAAAGGGGTCTAAAAACCATGGAAGAAATTGAAAAGAAAAGACGCGCAGCTAGTCAAACCGAAGCTGATGGGGAGCTAGAAGAGGAAGTACGCGACGAAGAGGAGTCCGAAGAGGAAGTAGAGGAGGAAGCAGAAAAGCAGGAGGAATCAGAAGAAGAATCCGAGGAATCCGAGGAAGAATCAGACGAAGAGGAATCTGAGGACGAAAGCGAAGGGGATGCTGAAGAGGAGTCCGAAGACGACGAAGAGGACGAAGAAGAGTTCGAGGATTCAGAAGAGGGTTCTGAGGAAGAAGAAGAATCGGAAGATGAGGACGAGGAAGACGACGACGATGAAGATTCCGAAGAGAAATCTGAGGAGGATGCCGAAGAAGAAGATAAAGGAAAGTCCGGCATCAAAGTCGCTGTTAAAATGGACAAGGAGTTCTCTAAAACCATAAACAAAATATCTGAAAAGTTAGATACTGTTCTGGAAGATAACAAGGAGCTAAGTAAAAAAATTAAAGATCTAGAGAAGCAGCCAGCAGGTAGGAAGGTTGCTATTGATAAGACAATCGGCGGCGAAGAAGAGGGGGGTACCTCAGATCCTCGAGAAGCGATGGAGAAAAAAATCGCTGACCTCAAGGTTAAAGAGGCAAACAACCCGAACCTCTTTGCTATGATTCAAAGGATTCGGAACGAGTACAAGGTACTGTAAGAAAAAAGTCAGCAGTAGGTTAAGGTAGAGATTTACTGACTTATTAGCACCTAAAAAATATGAAGGAAACAGAAACACTCCGCAAGGCCCTAGTAGAGGCAGCGGAACTTCTGAAGAAGTCCTCAAACGAAAGTGGTCTTGCCGAAGCAGCTCGTCTCCTAGTAAAGGATGCGATCTATACCACAACCTCCGGTGCGTTTGCTCAACGGGAGCACCTGGACACCCAGATTGGTGACATCACCAGAAGGAACACTCCGTTCCTTGACAGGGTAGCCAGAGTTCCTGCTAATGGGAAAACTCACGAGTGGGACATGGTAACTGCTTTGGGAAGTGAAGATACCTGTGTATTAGAGTGTGGTACTCCTCCAGAGAACGACGCTACAATCACTCGGTATTCTGCACAGATCAAGACCTATGCTACCAGTGTAAAGGTCTGTGACCTCGCACAGTGGGCAGCCAGCGACTACTTTGACCTGATGAATCTTCATCTGGAAAAAGGTATGCGCAAGATCATCCATGATGTAGAAAAGAAGGTCTACTATGGTAATCACGATGGCGCAACAGCTTGCGATTTCACTGGGCTCTACAAGCTAATTGCAGACTATGGAGGCTCATCTAACACCATCAATGCAAGTGGTAATCCAATTACCCAAACTTACATTGATAACGCAATCCAAGCGATTGTGGACCAGGGTGGGATGCCAACCCATATGTTTATGGGAGCAAAGGATTTGAGAGACTTCGCGGCTCTTTGGGCAAACAAAGTTGTTTACAACGATCCAAACGCTGGGATGACCTTCGGTTATAACGTAGCGCGCTACATGTCTTGGGCGGGGCCAATCGAGATTGTTCTCGACCCGTTCCTGACTGCAGCAAACTCGCCGAACACTCCCAACACAGACGTTTTCGTTGTTGACATGAACGAGATTGCTCTTGCTGAGTCAGAACCAATGTACAAGCTTCCTGTCTATCGCGGCCTTGATTTGGCCGAGACTCAGGCAGTAGTTTGGAACATCGTTCTAGAAGTTCGCGTTTGTCAGTGGCAAGCGGTAGTTAAGAACTTGGGTTAAGCCCAAGCTCATTAGATAGTATTAGTAAGAGAATTAGCCGCGGGAGGGGCTCCCACGGCACGAATATGTGTGTGGGAGTCCAAACGCGAGAAGGGGTTCAATATTATGAAAGACATAGTGATAGTACAAAGTAAAACAATAAATAACGAATCGGTTCCTGTAGTATTTCACACTGTTGAGAAGGTTTTTGGTGGTGTGAAGGATGTAAGGGAAATTAGTCGTAGCTATATTTTTCAGGACTTTAAAGCTAGAATGCCTATTAAACTAGCTAAGATTCTGATTAAGCAGACTCCTAAGGAGTTTAGTATTGTTAAACCAGCAGGGAAAAAGCCCTCTAAGGAGCTAAAGCAGGAGGTGGCGAAACAGGTTAAGAAGCAGGAGGGGTTTACTTGCGAGTATTGCAAGAAGGTCTGTAAGAGTAAAGCAGGTCTAAAATCCCACATAAGGTCAAACCACCCCGAAGCAGCGGCATCTACAGCGGGCAAAGCTGCGAAAGCTAAAGGCAGCGTTGAGAAGAAGTAATTATGGACGTATTCGGGAACATCAAAAACAATAAATTGAGTGTCGCTAATGGTGCTGCGGGAGACTATGACATGAGTGCCGTTGTCAGTACTGAGAAGTTAGTTAAGATAACTGCTGATACAGATATTCATGTGTTGCTAACTCCCGCTAGTAGTACAACAGATGCCACTGTGGACGACTATTTGATTTCCGCCAACGAGGAGCGTGAGTTTTCTGTTGGTAGGGCATTAGATAGGATATCCGTATTCAACAATAGCGGTGGGGCTTCTGTGGTATATATTGCGATTCTTTATTAAGTAAGAGCGCAGGAAAGGTTCAGCTATGAAGGTTATATTTCTTTTACCTTCGCTAAAAGCGTATGGTGCGGAAATAGTTTTTGAGTTAGCTAATAGGCTTGAAGAAGAGGTTCTTATTACTTCTTTGGATGAGCCTACTAAAGTTGACTGGTTCCCTCTTAAAAACAACCCAATCCCCTACTCACGAGCCTTTAAAGAGTTTGAAACTGCCGATGCTATAGTTGCCACCTACGCATCTACCGCCTATCTCCTAAACGATTTAGATGTAAAAGCAAAGAAGTTTTATCTCGTCCATGAACAGGAGTCCAAGTTTTACACAGAAGAGCTTTGGAAAGCTAAATATCCAGATTTGCCTCCAAAAAGGTTAAAGATAGAGCAAAAGATACAGAAAAACTACCTTGGTGGGGCTTTAGACCTTCCCTTTAGGTATTTAGCAGTAAGTGGCGGGCTAGCAGGGCTTTTGAAAACCGAACACAAAAAAAGAGTAACTTACATCCCAATTGGGGTAAATCAGGAGTTATTTTATCCAGACCTAGGGATTCCAAAAGGAGATGTTCCAAGAATTTTAGTTAGCGGGAGCGAGCTGCCGTGGGGTGGAACTTTGGAAGCAGGCCTAGCCCTAACTGATATAAGAAACATAGAAATTTGGACAACTTCTGATTCTAAGTCTCATACGAAATCTACTAAACACTGGAAAAGCCCCTCAGCAGACGATTTAAGGAGAATTCTCTCATCTTGTGATATATTGATAAATGTTCCGTGGAATAGCGGTAATGCCCTTTTAGAAGCTAAAGCTATGGCTTGCGGTTGTGCGGTAATATCAACCAAGACTAAAGGGGCCGCAGACCTTCTCACACATAAGGAAAATAGCTACCTGGTGCCCACCAAGAAGCTAGAGGCGATTGAAAAGGGCGTAACCTATCTCCTAGATAAGGGCAACAGAGAAACTCTTGTTAGCGGAGGGCTAAGCCTCGCTGGTGGGCTGGACTGGAATAAATCGGCTAAACTACTTAGAAAGACTTTGAAGCGGGGGGATTAAACCATGTCAGAAATTCGTATGCCGGGCAGACTAAAACTAAATTTTATCCCTATGGATAATCGCGGATGTGGGTTTTACCGTATGATGGTTCCTGCTAACGAAATAAAAAAGCAGGATTTAGCTGATGTTGTTGTTAGCGGAGAGTGGGATAAAGCCGCAGTTAATTGGGCTGACATAGTAATTATCCAGAGAGCGACCGATCCTCGCTACTATGAGTGGATAGATGAGGCACAATCTATCGGAAAGAAGGTGGTTTATGAGTTAGATGATCTAGTTCAGCTGGTTTCGCCCAATAATCCCTCCTGGTCTTTCTGGAATCCTTTTGGGCCCAACCTTCCTCGCGCCCTTAAGCTGATAAAGAGGTGTGACGCTATGCAGGTAACTACCCAGCGATTGCGAACTGAGTATATACCATACAAAAGAAAAATTGGCGTTCTTGGTAACTATCTAGATGCGGCTTTGTGGGACGTTCCTGCTTGGACGGCCTCGAAGTGGGACGAGTTTTACAAAAGGAAGAATGATGGTATAATCAGAATTGGATGGGCGGGTGCGGCAAGCCACCACGATGACTTAGAGGTTGTGCAGGATGTCATCACTAAGCTCTGCCGAAAGTATCCTAAAGTTCACTTCTGTATGATGGGATACCATCCCGAAGGCCTCTTTCGAGAGATATCGGGGTCTGCTAGCGTCTGCGCATCGTGCGGGGAGCAGGGGCAACTTGAAAAGATACCTGGAATTGAGTTATTATATTATCCGAGCAAGCTAAGAGGGTGCGCGTTCGATATTGGAATCGCGCCCTTAGTAGAAAACGGGTTTAACCAGTGTAAGTCGGATTTAAAAATTAAAGAGTACGCAGCTCTAGGTATTCCAGTTGTAGTTTCAGGGATGAAGCCATACAGGTTGAGCGTCAGGGAAGGTTATACGGGGTTCTGTGCCAATACTGCAAAGGGGTGGTACGACTCTCTTGAACTTCTTATAAAGGATGAAGGGTTAAGGAAAAGGATGGGTAGAAATAATTATCGCTGGTATAAAGAGAATACCATAGATAAAAATATCCATAAGTGGATTGAATTCTACACCAGGGTTACTAGCTTAAAGTTTAAGTGGTAAAGAATTATTGATTAACAACGAAAGGAATACCTAACACCATGGCAGCGACATTTCAATGGTGGGGCGAATACGGAACATCTGGTGCCTCAACAACTGGGGACCTAGGAGCTAGTGGTAATCTTTTCAACTTCAAGACATCTGATTCGTTAGCATCGGCTGCTGATTACACATCGTATCCTATCACAGCTGGTAACAACTCTTATGATGTTTGGTTGAAAGGGCACTTTTCTGGATCTTTCAACAAGATTCAGAACGCTCAGTTCTGGAAGTCTTCGGGAGCTCTAGGAGCGGGCGAGACTCTTTACTGGGAGGGCATTACAACTGCGTATGCTACTCCGGTAACGACAAACAGCCCTGCGGCAACTGCCGCGGCTCCAACAGCCGATCCAGGTACCGCAAACGTTTCGTTTGGCGGTAGCTTGGCCGGAGATATCACAGCAGCGGGATTCACTGACTACATTACCCTACAGCTGAGGACAACAACTGCAGCTGAAGCTGGAGATACCGAAACGTTCACTTTTACTTTGACCTACGATGAGAATTAGTTTCATCCTTGACATCTAATACGACGAAAAGTATAATATAGATGTCTTGAAAGAACTAAGTAAAAGCGCCCTCCAAAAAGACTATTTAGTAAGAGGATTAAGTTCTAGGGAAATAGCTCCCCTTTACGGGTGTAGCTTTATGACAATCCTTAATAAACTCAAGGAGTTTGGCATCTCTAGAAGGACTTACAAGGAGAATAAGATGCCCGTTCGAAAGGGCGGGCATCTCTCCGAAACGCACAAGAAAAATATAAGTAAAGCCTTAGAAGGCAATCCTAAGGTAGCGGGCGTAAAAGGAGAGGCAAATCCGCGCTACAAGAGCCACAAGGTTAGATGCTTTATATGCGGTAAGAAGCTAATCAGGAAACGCCGCGATTTCGAGAGGTTTAAGAGGTTTTATTGTAGTCCTGATTGCAGAAGCAAACGCCAAAGCTCCTTAGTAGGGAAAGTATCACCGCACTGGGAGGGCGGAGATGTTACCGTAAAGTGTGCTCAGTGCGGGAAGCCGCTTAAAAGGAGAAAATCCGTTGTAGAGAAATCTAAAACGGGTAGGTTCTTTTGCGATCAAAAGTGTGCGGGAATTTGGAAAGCTGATAATTTAGTCGGCAGTTTGGTGTATAATTGGAAAGGCGGATATGATGGTTACTACGGACCGAATTGGCCGAAGCAAAAGAGGGCTGCTTTAGAGAGGGATAACAAGTCTTGTAAGATTTGCGGTAAAACGCAAAGGCAGCTTGGGAAGAATCCTGACGCACATCACATAATACCTTTTGAGGAATTTACTATTGAGAATTACATAGAAGCAAATAAACTTAGCAACTTGATTTGTTTTTGCGGTTCTTGCCACTCTAAAGTTCATAATGGAACAATCAAGTTTAGAGGCAAGACTTACGATGAGATTTGTAAGGAGGTAAACTATGGCAGAATATATTCCAATCCACCCACAAGGAATTTAGCAGGCTTATGATAGCTGCTTCAGAATCTATTAGAGATGGGGATTCGGCCCGCATGGAAAGGGTAAAGAAGGAGTTTGCAGAAGCAAACATCAGCCTTTTTTACAACGCCGAGTCCGACACTATTAGAGTTCTAAAAAAGGATGCTCGTCCTGTTGACTTTCCAGTAAGCAGGTGGACACAAAAAGTCAAAAAGGTGTGAATCTATGAAAATAGACAACCAAGCTCGCTCCGAGTTGCAGCTTGAGTGGGTAGCGCTATATTCAGATAATTCTGAATTGAAGCAATACGACGACAGAGCTAACGAGGAGCATCACTTTGGACATATAGACCAGGGGAAACTGAGGGAGTTTGTTCTAGTTTCCAAGGCCAATTCCGAACAAACAGTTTCGGTTAATTTTGAAACTGGGCTTTTCCATGTAGGTGGTGAGCCCTTAAGAGAGCTTGAAATAGGAAATATCAAAGTCCCCATCGGAACTCCTCTTTCAGGTAAGAGCGTAGAAAATAAAAAGCTGATTTACTTTAGGAGAGTCAGGAGGGACTTTGATATGGGGCGAGGAACGACTTCGGCCTCAATAGCTTATATCATCGGCTATGAGGCCGTGGTTGGGGGCAAGAAAGTT